CCGTAGCGTCGCGCGCGGCCTGCTCTTGCGCCCTAGATGCTTTTTAGCTGCACTTTTAGCCATTAGACCGCCGCCAAGTGAGCTTGCGGCGGATATGCCTGCGGCGATTGCCATGCCTGTGGTAAGTGCCATTAGTTTAATCCCTTTACAAACGTGCGTTCTGTAGGGGTATACCCTAAACGCCCGTACAGTTTTACCATAGTCTCAACGCGGTCGTTGTCTATCGCAACCATAAACATAGCTTCTGCTTGTTTACTCTTACTCCATTTTTCTATCTCTTGGAATAGCAATTTTGATGCTGATCCGCCCCGTTCGTCTGGTTTAATATACCACCACAACTCCTGCGCCACTAGCTTTGCAGGGTTGAAGTACATAGGGTACGCAATCGCAGCGGTGATACCGATCAGTTTGCCATCATCTTCGGCAACCAAAACGATCATGTTTTCACTGTCTAGCGCGCCTTCAACAAACGCGGCAGTGCTATCGCGGTCAAACGGAATTATATGGCTAACAGGTGTTGTCGCAACAAACGCTTCCGCCAAGTCCATGTAGCTTGGTATATCTTCAACAGTGGCAGCGCGGACTGTCACAGGCATTAACTGACTAGCCGACCTGACGCGCGTATGTTGATGGCGGACGCCGTGCCAGCGATTGTGCTGATGAAGCCATTGTTAGGCAGCACATGACCGACCAGTTCAGGAAACGTATATGTCTCGCTGGCCTGAAGCGTTTTGGTCTTGACAATCAGGTTGCTGTCGCCTGTGCTGCCCGCAGGCGAGACAAGGTTGACGCTGATTGTTGCAGGCGACGCTGAATAGTTAGTCGCGGTAAACTTGTCGATGATCGTCTGTACGCCGCTCGACGTGTATTGCGTTACTTGAGTTGCTTCCGCTGTCTTAGCGGGGATGATATTACTGATGGATACGGTCATGATTATCCTCCGATCAATTCAACAGAGAACGAACTTTCGTTGTTTATTGCGTTCAATGCGCCGCCGCTGCTTTGGAAGCCTTCTACACGGATACTGTCCCCAGATTCAGCATACTGAATTATATTCGAGACTACCACTGTACTAGCAGACGCGTTACCAAAGCCTACCGCCGTGCTACGATCAACCGTAACCCCATTACGGACAAACCGAATTTGACGCTGACCTGTAGCGTTTGCGGCAAAATGTACCAACGCTGTCAAACGATACCAGCCCGGCGCCTTTACGAAAATAGTGTTGGTTGTGGTTGTGGTGCTGTGAAGCCCTGATGTATCGTATGTATTTATGTTCCAGTTGAGTTCAGTATATGTGCTGTCTGCCAGCGATTGCGTGGTACTGCTTGTGACTTGGCAAATGTTAGGCCCAATAGTTCCTGACGCAAAGGTTGCGATATTAGCTGTAGCTGTGCAACCAGACATAGAGTTGGAATTGTTTTCGTCATAGCCAGCGGTCGGGTATACGACGTTAGTAACATCACTGATATATCCGTTCAGCGTTGTAACAACGGCCTGTGTATCCAAAACCGCGCAATCTTTCAGGCGGATACCGCGAGGATATGTAGCTGTGACCGCGTTTTCTGCAATCCGAAAGCCTTGCGCCAAAGCACTAGACCAGCCGTTTCCAAGAACATTGACTACTTTACAGTTAACAACATCAATGTTTTGGGTGTTGTAACTTTCAAGTCCCACCGGAAGCGCAGATGAACTACCCGAAAATATAAAACCAGCCGTTGCAGAATCATTAGCAATGCACCCGGTCACTACGCCTTCGCGGGTTACATTGGCAAACTTAAATCCAAATGTGCCGCAGCCATTTGCCGTGCATCCACTAACAGTCCAACGGCGATTTCCGATATAATTGTTTGCGGCAACATATGCGCCAGAAAAGTCAAAGCCCTGATCGACCGTTGTGCTAACGCACCCGACAATCGTGCAGTCTCGGATTTCAACAAACAAGAACCCGCGAGTCCATTTAAGTGTGTTAACGCTAGACAATCTGGTTTTCAGATTATAGCATTGGCTATTTGATAGCGTAAAGTTGGCGCAGTTAAAAAATTCAATTCCGTTTTGGCTGTCGTTTGTTGGGTCTGGAGATGATCCAGAAACGCGGTCATGTACTAAGCAACCATCAACAAAAAACCGCTCGGCATGACGGATTTGGATGCCAGTGCCGCAACCATTGCCTGTAACAGTGACGTTATTTACACGGAAGTTTTCTATATATGTCAGGTAGTCAGTACCACCAATGTAAAGACCGCTGTTTCCGTCATCACCAAACAGAGTTGTAATACCAGAACCCATGTTGATAGTTAGATCATTTAGGTAAAAATCTGAAAGGCCGACAAGGTTTAGTGTTTGAGCGTTGCTTGTTGAGCGGTCACCGATCTGAACCAAATTAGCATTCTGCAATCCAACGATGGATAGTGGGGTGCAAGACCCATTGATAGCGTAGGTATAGCCGCGGCCATCTACAGGATAGCCGCTTTCCAACGCCGCTTTTAACGCCACGCGGTCATCTGTAGTTCCGTTACCAACAGCGCCAAAATCAAACGGTGTGACAAACTGGCGCAGCTTGTTTTGAACCGTGGTGGCTGTACCGCCATTGGGCATATAGCCAATCAAACTGGCGCCACTGGACGCGGCTAAAGCAGCTAGTGAAGCAGGCGTTGATCCGTCGATATTGTCAATAGTCCAGATTTCTACGTCGGTGCTATCTGTCAGCTTAAACTTGTAGTTGGCATTGGCAAGCCATACCGACGCTTCGCCGCGCGAGTTTAGAATAATCGGGTTGGCGTTCGATGTTGCGCCCCCGGCGTCGGTATACGATGCCAAAGGCGTAGTTGTCCCGGCTGCATACGTGTACAGCTTTCCGCCTGAAAGCGGGTCGCCATTGGCAGAAAAGAATTGCAGTTTAGGCTGCGGGGATATAGTTGCCATGTAATTCTAGCCTTTCTTCAAGCTGCGCTGGTGTATCATGGCGCTACGCTTTTCTCAAGTTCAATCACGCGGTTGCGTAAAGCCTTCAATTCTGCAAGCATAGGTATTACTAGCTTGCTGTAACTTACGCTGCGTAACGCTGGCCCGTCTGGGGTTTCGTCGTAAAACACCATTTCAGGATTAACGATTTCCACTTCTTCTGCGATCAAACCATACTCTAACGGAGTTTCTGCTTCGTCGGTATACGCACCTTCTTTGTTGCGCTTACGGTAATGGAAAGAAACTGGTCGCAGATTGTAAAGCCATGACGTATCAGTTAGGTCATTAACTTCAGTCTTAGACGCCAAAATTGAAACGACATAACCCAGCAATCCAGTGTTATCTACAAATACGGCACGGTTTGTCGCGCCCACAGTGTTGTCGTAAACGCCCAAGGCTGTTATTGATCCACCAGCCGCGATAGTGAGTTTGGCTGTAGGCGCACCGCCATTTGAAGTCCAAAACTTCATAATGGTGCTTCCGCCGCCTTCAGCAGTTATCTGCGCGTAGCGGTTCTCGCTTAAGTCTAGACCGCCGGTAACAAACTGCACTGCCGCTATCGGTGTGCCGCTGCCGTTGCGGTTTTGAATCAACACCCCTATTGTGCCATCTAAGTCTTGGCGAACATGAAGACGCTGCGAAGGGCCAGTAGTGCCAAGGCCAAGGCGGGCGTTGGTGTTGTCCCAGAAAAAGTTGGCGTTGCTTTGAGAATACACACCAGACGCGCCTGCAAAAACAACAGAACCTGTCGTAAATGCCGTAGCTGTGCCTGTGCCGCCATTTCCGACTCCAAGAGTTCCGCTAACGTGCGTTGTTAGACCTATTTTGCCCCATGACGGGGCAACGCCAACGCCGCCTGAAATAAGTGCGTTTCCTGTGGCAACATCAGCTAATCTAGACAGCGCAGAGGTGCTAGAAGCATATAGCAAATCTCCAATCACATAGCTATTTTGCCCTGTTCCACCATTTGCAGCAGGAAGCACTCCTGTAACTTGCGTAGTCAAGCTGACGTTTGATAGTGTGCCGCCAAGCGTTAGTGATCCGCTGCTTGTCACTGTTCCCGTCAGCGTGATGCCGTTAACAGTGCCAGTTCCGCTGACGCTGGTTACTGACCCAGACCCTTTGTTATTAAACGTAGTCCAATCCGCTGCGCTGAGTGCGCCTCGATTGGCAGCAGACGCCGTTGGAACCTGAAGCGTGATTACGGGCGTAGTCGTTCCGTTAGCGACAGTTGATGAAAGATCAGTCCCAGTTGTGCCAAGCGTCAAAGCAGCTACGGAAGTGACTGTGCCGCTACCTTTGTTGTTAAACGTATTCCAATCGGTGCTGGTTAAATATCCATTAACCGAAGTTGTAGCCGCAGGCATACTAATATCTGGTGTTGCGCCGCCAGAAGAAACAACGGGGGATGTTCCTGTCACGCTGGTGACAGTTCCAGATGTGCCTGTTAGAACGCCAGCAGATAGCGTCAAGCCGCCAGCTACGCTAATTTCTTCGGCTGCGCCTGTGCTGGCCGTAGTGCGCCCTAATAGACGGCTGGTAGCCATCGTAAGGCCATTGGCCGAAGCATAGGCGCTGGGGGCGACATAGTCAGTTGCGGCGACCGCTGCCGATAGCGCCGTGCCGTTACCTTTTATTAACCCCGTAACTGAAGTGGATAAAGTTATTGCAGGCGTTGTGGTGGCAGTAGCAACAGTTCCTGCAAAACCATTAGCGGACACAACAGAAACGCTGGTAACAGTGCCGCCGCCGCCGCCCGCAGCCGCAATCGTAATTGAGCCAGCGCCGTTGGTAATGGTAATGTTTGAGCCGGCAATAAGCGTAGCCTTAGTCAGCGTATTGCCAGTGCTATTACCTATTAAAAGTTGACCGTCGGTGTATGAAATTTGGCCCGTGCCGCCATATCCGACACCCAACGTGCCGCCAAGTGTAAGCGTACCGCTTGTTGTGATTGGCGATCCAGTAAAAGTTAACCCCGTCAACCCGCCAGATGCAGCAACCGAAGTAACAGTGCCGCCAAGATCAGGCGGCGTAACACCAAAAGCATTTTGCAGATTGTTTAAGCTGCTTTCTAGGCTTGCCACCATACCGTCGGACGCAGTTTCGGACGCTTGTGTCGCGGACGCCAGCAATGCGTCATAGGTAGCTAATAGCGATTGTATGTCCGGCGTTAACACGGTTTCAGATTGGTTAGCTTCTGTAGCTGTTAACAGTGATAGAAAGAACCTATACCACTCACGGCTAATTGCGCCTGTCCGCGGGTCGATAAATTCAACACGCGGCGGCGTTAGCTGTGTAGGGTTAATAGGGGCAAGAGCCATTAGGCGCTCGTTCCACTAATTGCTAGTTCAGCCCCCATGATGTAAATCCGTACAGGGTCTGTACCAGATACTTCGTAAACGCGGTCGCGTATCTTCATTGTCGCGCCAAGGCGACGCCAGATGGTGCGGTGTCCAAATCTACCAATCCTGCCCATTGACTTCCAATGTTCGTTAGACCATGTATGGCCGCCGTCATCAGAGAAGCGCAGCATAACTTGCGGAGTATAGCCCGGCGCTTCGGGGTAAGCCTCCGTTTCCAGCGCGTATTCGTTGTAATCTTCGGCGGGTTGCACTTGGGTAACCAATGGATTGTTATTATCGTTGGCTTCCGTAACTAACTGGTCAGCGGCTTGCGTAGTTAAATAACCTTGCACAAACTGGGCTACGAGGATGTTACCTGATTCAGTGGCAAGGTCTTCAGCATCGTAAGCGGGGTAGGCATTAAGCCCTACGCCGGTTTCGCAATCAAGTTGCAATGCGTGCTGGATGGTACGCGTAAGGTTGTTAGCGCCTGTTGGCAGTGCGCGCCATGACCGCAACCATTTCTGCACCGCGCCGTCATCGGCGTAGACGTTTAGGTCAAACTCATAAATTTTGCCGTTTTCGTAATCCCCAACAACAGTGGAGCTGTTAAAGAACATCTGACTATTAGCGCGGTGACGATTAAAATCGCCATTATCAAACGAAGCGCGTTCATGCCATGCGCCAGTAGCGACATCATACACCCATGTGGTGTTGGCGCTAGGAAAGTTCAAAACGTAAAAGCTGTGGCCGTCCTGCTGATACGTGTAACCGACAGCGTCCGTCAAATCAGAATATTCTTGCATTTGCCATTCAATAGCGTGCGTAGACACACGCTGACCAATATAACCAGCAGCTTTGTAGACAATCCCTTGACCGCGTGCGTCCTTACCTAGCCAATAAATTTGGTTATCCATTTTGGCAATGCTGTACGGCGCCGCGCAGCCTAGTTCGTTAAACGCGCCTTGGATACGCGCCAGCGGAAAGTCAAGAAGCCCTGCGTCGTACCAGACTTCGGTTGAGTTTGAGCCAAACACCCAAACTTCGCGGTGGTCTACAAA